GAGATTTTGAGTATAACTAGATGCACCAGCAGCTTTAACAGAAACTTTAACATCAGCATCTCTTAAGTATGGAAAGTAATTAGTGACTACTTGTACTTCACCAGCTTGGTTAGTAAGAGTTTGTTCATTACCATTAGCTGTAAAGTTAGTTATCGTGAATGATGTTGTAGCCATAATTATTTATACATATTTAGGATATTTGCTGTTTGTTGTGTTTTAAGCTTACGTGCTAATTTAACATCCCTTTGTGCAATTATTAGTTCTTGAATGTCTCTTTCCATTTTAATAGAATTCCAAGCTATTTTCCGAGCTTTAGTGAAAGCTGCACCTATTATCCTATTATGATAGTAATCTTGACTTTGATATTTACCTCTATCTCCATTTCTTATATCTCTATGCATCTCTTCAATAGAAGCTATAATTTTAGGATCTTTAGATAACTTATCAAGAGTACGTTCTAAATTCTGCATACCTAAAGCTTTTTGGAATTTAGATCTAATAGTTGGAGAATCAGTTAAATTTGTACCATCGGGAGCATAATAGATAGACAATCGTAAATCATATCCACTTTCAAATAGTAGTTTTCTACCAGGTGAAGGTTCAAGATTTATTTGTATCGGACTACCTGCATTCCACATTCTAGTAATAGGATCCCAATCCTTAATAGGTGTATTAGGTTTTAATACATCCCATTTAATTGGTAATGGTTCTCCTGCTACATATTCAGTTAGTAAGTTTCTATTTCTTATAGCATTATCTATACCAGAACTTAATTCTCTAGTATATGGTGTAAATAGTTTACCAAGTTCATTACGTAATCCAGCTAAAGGTACTGTGTTATTAGCTATATTAGCTATGATACGTTCTGCTTGTCCAGGTCTACCACCAACAAGATCAACAAACTGTTGCATACCAGCAAGATATGACTTACTAGTAACACCTTGAGCTACTAAAAGAGAAGTTTTAAGTAGTTGATCTTCAGTCCATTCTTCTCCCATCAACTGACTAGCATCACCAATATCAGCTATCATGGAGAATATTTGGTTGAATGGTTCAATAGAATCATATCCAAAAGATATTCCTCCTACTGTTATATTTCTTTGTTTATAACCAGAATCTAACCATACTTGTCTTTTCTGTCTATCAACAGGACCATTACCTGTTAGATCTCCTCTCATCCAAGCTTGGGATGCCATGAATACTAGAGCACTACCAATAGCTAATCTACCTGTCTGTAATGCCTTAGCATTAGCAAGTTCAGCAGCATTAGTTATACCATATTTAGCGACATTCTCTAAATTATTAGGATTAGCAAAAGCTATGTCATTGAATTCTTTAACTAAGAAGTTAAAGCCAGGTGTATGTTTAGCAGTTAATTGTAAACCATTTACTCCAGTTCTAGCAAATAGGAAGAAAGGTTTAGCCCATGGGTTAGCTTGGAATACTTGGTTAAGACCACCAGCAAATCCAGTTAGTTCTTGAGTAAGAGTAACTTCTTTACGAGCAAACTTAGTAGCTTCATCAATTATATCTCCATTAGCATCGAAGATCTCACGATAGAAATCGTCTTCATATACTCTAACTAATTCTGGAGTTATCTCAGTGTAAGCTGTTAGTTTACCTTTAGCCTGAGCGTCCATAGCAGACCTCATAGCTTTCTCTCTCATCTTAGCTCTACCTAAAATGTAAGCAAAAGCATCATCAGTTGCTGCCATTAATTTAGTAGAGTAAGTTAGGAAATTAACATTGTTCATATTTCTAGCTAGATTAGCTAGGTTGAACCATACTCTATCTCCAACAGAAGCTCTTCCACTATCTTCAGCCCATCTTCTTATGATTTCCCAGTTATCATCACCTTTAGTATATTCAGCAAATCTAGTTTTAACAGTAGATATATCACCTTTCCAGTATGAATTTAACCTAGATTTGAATAAGTCAAATGATTCTGGTACGGATTGTATCATAGCATTTAATGAAGCTAATCCTGATCTAAGTGTAGCAGCATCTCCAGTAAAAGGATACCTAACGACACTACCAATAGCAGTAGACATAGGTCTAAGGAAGGTTGCTGTACTTGTACCCATAATAGCTCTCATAGGGGTCTTAGGACCACTTAGTATACTATGTATCATTACACCTTCTAATTCCCTCATGACAGCACCGATCTGTGCTTTACCTTCAATCTCTCCACCTTTTATCATCTTCCTCATCCAAGCATCAAAATCATCTAGACTGTTGACAGTTTGCATAGAAGAGAATGCCTCAAATAGAGCCATCAATAAATTGTCATCTTCACTCTTATTAACGATATTAAGTATAGATTGAATAGACTGTCTAGTGTCGGACATCTCCTTAGAGAGTGTCTCTTTTAGATACGTCTTCCTTTTACCTGCACCTAATTCTCTAAAGTTCTGTGATTTAACAATTCTAGCTCTTTTAGTTTCTGTTAGAGCTACCATCATAGTATCTACTATTTGATCCAATGGACCATCAATACTATTTAGATTAGCAAAGTCTGCTATTTCTCTACCAGCTATACCTCTATCTCTTATCTCTTGTAATAAAGTACCGATAACCATATCAGCTACTACTACATTTTTACTTGTAATAGTTTTGATAGCATCATCTGTACCTGAATCGTATATATCAAATGATTCGAATAGTTCTTTCAAGTACTCATTAGCTGACATATCAGCTGGATTCCTACCTTGTGTTATACGTTGATGTGCTAGGATAGAATCACCAAAGACTTCAACTAGTCTTTTTCTACTACCACCTACACTATCTAACACTTTCTGGAATCTTTCAGTACTCATCAATCTTTTCAGAGTTTGTTCAGCAATATCAGGATCTACATTACCTTCTCTTGCTACTCTTTCTTTTTGAACTGGTCTAACAACAGTACCAGAAGATCCTTCTTCAGCACCCCATTCCGACCTCTGTCTCTTCTGTCTCTCCCATACTATGAAAGGATCATCTTGAGAGTAATGAGCAGCTTGTTCAGGGTTAGCTATAGGTTTATTCTTACTGCCTCTAAATTCAAATTCATTCTTTCTTAGTTCTTGTAATCCTTTTCTAAGGGTTTCAAGTTCTACACTCTTACCTCTATCAGCTGCAGCTTGTATTACTTTTTTTGAACCTTTACCTAAAAGTATTGAAGCACCATCAAATATAAGACCAATACCCATACCTTCAGTTATATTCTTTATTTTCATCCATATAGGATGATCAGTATCTTTAGTGCTTAATGGTGTATCTACCCAGCCATAACGATCTCTAAGCATACCTAATGCATTATGTCCATCTGATTCCTTAGATATCAGATCAGACGCAGCACCGACGCCAGCAGCTCTGACTAGACTATTAGCCATTATACCTGTACCTGCTATACCAACTCTAGCAGCTGTGTATTTGGCAGTAGGTATGATAGCAGCAGCCATAGAACCGAAGTGTACTACACCTCTAGCTAATTTACCCCACCATGTTTTAGTTTCATAGGTATTACCCATGTTTACAAAAGGATCCCACTCAGGTTTGTATTCTCCTTTCTCTTCCCTTTCACGTTGCATCTCTCCAGTAAGAGCATCTACAGTACGTTCTGGGAAGGTAGTAATAGAGGAGGCTGTATCCTGTAAGCCTCCTGCACCAATTGATACTAGTTCTTTTCCGAATGCCTTAGCACCCCATTTCTTAGCGTTCCTTGGGTCTTCTTGTTCTGATATAGCTTGTTGTTCTGTAGAGGCTTGTTGCTGTTGTATTCGACTTTCAGCTTCTTGCTCTTCAGATGCTTTATCTAAATACCTACCGTATCTCTGAACTTCTTCAGATAGACCATCTACGCTAAGTTTATTTGGATCTATTTCCATTAATTTACCTTAGTAATTACTGTTCATCTCCTACAATTATTTCAGAGAAATAGTTTATCATATCAGCTATTATAATTTTAGCCTCATCTGAATCTTTATCCATACCTTTTAGTTGATCAGCAAGTGGTCTCAAATCGTGACCTGTTGGTATAGATTCTAATAGATTATTTAAGATTTCTCTATCTATATCACCAACCCATTCAAATGGATCTGTAAGAGCAATATCACCAACTGTTGTAATAATGTTTATTACATTTTTATTGAATTCCTCTGCACTCTTATCTAGTGATTCTCCTTGTTTTTCTAAAGGTCTTAAATCTCTAAATGTTAAACCACCTACTACTTTATCAGCAGCTTTGTTAAGTTTATTCCAATCAATTTCTCCTGGTTCAGTTTCTCCTAGTTTTGCATTCACTTGTTGAGTACCTAAAGCAGGTAGCATATTCTGTGGATTTGAATATGGATTAAAGTCACCTGTAGCTTCTTGATATTCAATATTCAAATCTTCATCAATAAGACCAGGTGTCATCCAAGACATATCTGCAGATCCCAATTTATGTTGCTCTGTATTTTGCCATAATAAAATTCCATAAAGATCATTTATAGATTGTATTTCAGGTCTATTGAGCATTCCAATTGCCCATTCAGGATTCTCAGATTCAGATATAACTCTAGCTAAATTTGCAGCACTTGGATTCTTCAGTAAAAGTTCTTGTAAATTATTAGATACTTCTACTCTTTCTGGTATTGGTTTACCTTCTTTTATAAATCCTGTAGAAGCAAGTCTACTAGTAGCTATTTCGTATGAAGTTAATGTTTTACCATTATATTTTATTTTAGTTCCACGATAGAAATTCAAATCAAGTGGTAATCCTAAATCTAATAATTTAGCATTCTCCATTAAAACGTTACGCTCTATATCATTAAGAGGTACATTAGAATTAATTAATATTTTATTAGTAGATATTTTATTTTTAAAATCTAATGATCCCTTCTCATAATCTATAGGTGGTGTATCTGCTTTACCAGACCACCAGTCAGAAAATTTAGGTTTTATATCTTCTATAGCTTCTTTGTATAATTCTTCGTCTTCAATAGTAGGTCTATTTTTTAAAAGAGATCTTCGTGCTCTAATGTATGCATTCTGTGCTTTTTGAGTTAATACTTCTTTCCTTTCATTATAACCTTCTATATCTTCAGGCTTTTGTCCTGCGTATTCTTCTTTAATCCAATCAGCTACTACTCCGTCAATACGTGAATTATGACTTTTCAATTCATCATCAGTCAATCTTCTATTACTAGCCTTCAGCATATTGTCAACGTCTTCTGTATATTCTGTACTAGTTATACCATAAGCATCTTCTTCAGTAACAATTTCCCCATTATCGTGTTTCATTTCAAGTAGTTTAAACCTATTCTCTTCTGTATCTTCAGATTGAGTTAATAGCTTCTTTAATCTATCTGGAATAGGTCTATCCCAACCAATTGAAGGTGCAAAAACATTAACAAATTCACTATATATTTCTCTAACTTTTTGTTCTGTTAACTCATTAAATGGTATACCACTAAATTTTTCAGACACCCAGCCATTAACTTGAGTCTCTTGCCAAGCAATTTTAGCTTCCATTGCTTGTGTTTGTATTTCCTTAATTCTATTTCTTAATGGAGCAGCATCTTTTTTTCTATGTTGTTCTAAAGTAATCTCTTTAGTACTACCTCTCCACTTTGTAGAGAAATCTAATAACTCTTCTATTTCATGTATTGTAAGACCATCCTCTTGACCAACAGTATCATATAACATACTAAAGGCTTCTTTCCAACCTTCACTATATTCCCCATGGAATGGATGATATGTATCTATATGTCTTAATAAAGCTTTACCGCCTTCTTCTTTAACTGAAGTAATAAGATTTGTCTTTCTAGTTTCATATGCTTTTTTTTCTAAAACTTCAGCTGATTTTTCTAACCACTCTTGTCTTAAAATTTGATATTGTTTAACTAACTCTGGTCTTAAATAACCTTTTACTAAAGCTGGATTACTACCACGTTCATATAAATGATTAATAAAGCCTCCAATTAAATTCTCCCATATACCTGCAAATTCTTCTTCAGTCTGTGCAGATGCTAAAGATCTTTCTTCCCCTTTATATATAGTAGTATTATTCTTTATTGCAGCAGTGAAAATATGTTTAATATCAAATGCAAATTGCTGCATTTCTACTCTTTCATCTAATGACTCTGCACTACCAGATATACCAGCCCATTGAAATATTTCTGAATCTTTAGTAGATTCTAAGATATTTTTTGTAGCTTGATCATTTTCTTTTATCAGATTTCCAGTATCATTATGTGCTTTAAAAAGATTACTTAGTTTTTTACTACTAAGCCCTTTCATATCAAACTCTTCTTCTGCTAACTTACTCTGTTTAGCATACTGTACTATTTTGAAACCTGTTGGGATTAAATTAATAAGACTATCTAATTGTTTTTCTTTTTGTTTTAAATATTGGTTATGTTGTTCTATTTGCTGATCATAGAAATTTCTTCTATCTTGCGTAAGTCTATCAATATTATCATTAATAGATTCTGTAAGATCAGATTCAGTTTTAGCATAATTATATCTGCTAATATCTGGTAGTGGATTAGGTTGAAAAGATGAAGTCATTAGTATCCTCCTGCATGTGAACTAAATACGGAACCACCAGCTGTTAAACCAGCACCCCATGCAGCAGCAGTACTTGCTTTCATACCCATGAAACCTGCTGAACCTGCCATTGAAGCACCACCTGTAAATACTGCTCCAGCAACTGTTGCTGCTAATCCTAAATTAGCCATCATTGTATTACCTTTAGGAGGCATCATTACAGGTGCACCATAAGTAGGAGGTAAGCCTAGCTTTTCTCTATTACCAGCTAGTTGTGCTCTGTATTGTCTATTAGCACCTAGATATCTTTTAAATGAATTAGCTCCTGTTGTATTTCTTAGTTGATTTTCTAATATAGTTTTTCTAGTTAAAAATTCTGCATATCTACGTTTTCCAGCAGTTCTTGATCTACCAGCTTCTGAAGCTTTAGATGCAGATTCATTTATAGTATAATATTGCTGTGCTAAAAGTTGGCTTTGTCCTCTAAGATAACCTCTTTGTCTTATCCCAGCCTCCATTATGTCTCCATAAGTACGGCTAAGACCTATAGCAGCTCGTTGATTACTACTTAGAAATTCAACTTCTTTATTCCAATATTGGGTACCAGCATCTTTAAATGCTGCATTTTTTTCTTGGTGTCGTATTCTAGCTTGTTCTCTAGCACCAGCGTTAGGATCTCCTGCACACACGGCAAAACTCGATAAAGGTCAATTGGTTAGGTCCATACTTAAGTTCTCTTAAGAATTTGAAACCTAGAAATTTGAGTAGTTTTAAATGAACAGTATTACGTTTATCAACGATGTTCCATAGCAAAGGTTCTGTCCTACTCTCGACATACCTCTTAGCTTCTCTAGCGAATGTAAATGGGTACTCATGGATTGCTGGTGTACACATCATCCATATTGCACCATTAGTATCTACTCCAGCCATTCCGG